GGGAGCCGCACGAGGACCCACACCACCACCAATCCCACGCGCATGCACCGTTTCTCGTGCACCTAATGTCGGCAGTGTCAGACCTGCACCACGCGACGGGCCGGATCGAACAGCGCCTGGAGCACGGCGACACGATGTTTCAAGAGATCAGCAAAGGCCTCTTGGATTTGAAGCGCGAGTTAGCCGACATGAAAACACAGCACCGCCCGTCCAAACTCGCAGACCTGAAAGGCCTCATTCAAACGGGCGCGCCGCTCATCAAGGAAGCGTGGCCCTACATGGCCCTGGCCGCAGCCGCAGTGGCCAAGTGGCTTGGCTACGATCTCTCGGCATTGGTTGGCCAATGATCCGCACCATCGCGCGTGGCGCTGCCATTATGGGAGCCGTTATCCTGATCGTTCTTTAAAATTGGCGGGCGCCCCCGAGCCCGTCGATACTTGGGCGGCGAGCCTGAGTACACATGCCCCGCATCGCGCACCAATCCCCGCGCGGTGCGGGGCTTTTTTTCGTTTGTCTTGGGACGCGTCGGCGCCATCGGCAGGAAAAATTAACCGCCGATAACCGCCAGGCGGTTAATGTTTTGTGTAGATAGGCGTTTAAACCAGCAAGCGCTGGGCTGTGTCAGTTTTGTGCCAAAGCACCCTTAGAATTGTAGGCATGTTCTATACGTGTTCCAAGCACGGCGCCTATAAAGGAACCCGCCAAAACCATGATTAACCAGCTGATTTGTTTGATTTTCCGGTGGTGGGCGGTGCAGGGATTGAACCTGCGACCCCACCCGTGTGAAGGGTGTTAAAGTGTCAGTCTTTATTATTAAATTTCAACAACTTAAGTCCTACACCATTACCCCTTCGTGTCAATCTTGTGCCAGCGGATTCGCGAATTGCAGCCTCAACACGAGAGTGCTCAAGGTGCCCATAGGTGCGAGCCACGATGCCTATATCTTTCCATCCGCCTGCCTCTTGAACTGTCTTAAGCGTGTGTCCAGCATCAAGCAGCCGAGCCGCAAATGTGTGCCGCCCCACCTGGTGCGGAGATACGCGGGGAATGCCGGCGGCGTCACAAGCCCGTTCGATGGCTTGATACGCGGTGTATCTGCTGGAATAGCCAAGTAGACGGCTATCTGGCGGACCGTCCGGCAATGCCTTCAGAGCGGAAACCAATTCTGAAGGCAAAATGGCTCGTCTAGGGTCGCCGTTCTTTGTGTCTCTAAACAACACATCGGGTGTAGCTGCGTCTAAACGCACATCCCGCCGCTCTACGGCCACGGCCTCAGATACGCGGCAGCCTGTTAGGCTCATCATCAAAACCAAAGCCCTAAGCCGCGTTCTAGCTGCCTTCTGGCGGTTGTCACCGGCTGATCCTGGGTGAAATGCGATCTTTCCGGTGGCCGCTAAAAGAGCGTCTATGTCCGCGTCATTCGACGGCTGAACCTTGGCTTGCTCAACTTTCGGACGTTTGACGGCTGGCGCGGCGCAAAGTCCGGCCTCAGAGGCCCGCCGCAAAATGGCAATCGTGGGCGTGTACAGTTGACGGTTTAATGTCGCTGGCTTGCAGTTTGGATATATTTCGCGGCCGGCGCGGGCAATCTCTAGCGGCGTTATTGCCGACAAGCGCCACGATCCCCATCGCTGCACAAGAGGCGCGAGATAGCGGGCATCGCCGCCAAGGTCGAGGTAGAGGTTTACGCCTTCCGCAAAGGTTGCTGTGTACTTTTCGCCAAATGTCGAGCGGTCTAAAATTTCTTGCTGCCGTTTGGCAAGGATCGCTTCCGCGTGAGGTCTCGAATCCGTGCCAGTGCTCTCGCGGATTCTGATGCCGCGGAGCGTGCCCGTGATGTGCCAGTGCGCGCCGTCGCGCTTGATGAGTTTGAGCATGGCCGCAAGGTCTCCAACACAGCCGATAGGTCAGCCTCTGTTAGCATTAGCTGGCGTCGGTGTTCCATATAAAACCCTGACTTTCTCACAAGCTGTCGAAAAGCCCGTTCACTCATCACGACAGGAACTCGGGCGAGGGCGTCTTTAATTGTCAACAGAACCATCGGGGTCTTTTCTGTCAGCATCGCGCTCATGCCCTTCGTTTATTTTTATGTTCAATCTGCGCGTACATTGTCACCGGCTCGAAGCCGAGTGCCAAAGCAATGGATTGTCCAATCGCGCGCCTTACTTTGAGACAGTCGCAGACGTATTGCGGGCTTATCCCATGCTGTTCAGCCCATGCCGCTTGGCTGCCAGCGGTTGCGACTTGTTTCGCCAGGATTGTCAGAAGAAAGGACTGGGATTTGATGTTCGTCATTCGTCTGTTGGCTTCTCTGGAAGCGGCATCCAGTGGGTCACATCAGACAAGGCGCATTCTACGTTGTCTGAACCATCATAAGCGATAAACCATGTTCCATCCCCGTTCTTTCCCTCAGCCCAATAGGCTGGCCAAGTCAGGTTATCGGCCGCGTAGAATATGAGGATGATCGGCCCGTGAAATTCTCCGGCAGGGTTCTTTGGTGCTGTTTCTATTGGTTGCCATTTCATTTCAATCATGCTGCCGCCTCTGTCTGTTTCATGATTTCATCTGGCTCCATTCCTGTTTCACGCCTGATCACATCCTCGACGGCATCGCGGATGCGGTTAAATCCGCTCTGGTCAAGCTTGTCCCAAGCAATGGAACGCGGTGACAGCACAGCCAGCCCGCCAGCATGTGGCCTAATGAAAGCGTAGCTCCGCGAGGCTTTGAGTGCCGCCGCCGCCGCCGCAGAAATCATCTGAATAATCTTCGCGTCGGCATGCTCAGGGCATGGGATCATCGTCACATCGCGGTAGCCAGCCTTACACAGCAACCAGGCGCGAAGGTGCTCGCTGGTGTCGGGCCGGAAGTCGTGCGCTTCTGGCCAGTGGTAGAACGTGCTGCTGATCAGCTTGAAAAAGCGGCGATGATCCTGCTGCGATCGCGCGCGGGAGTGCTCAGATAACGGGAAGCCGCAACTTGGGCAGTTCATGGATGCCTCATCAGTTTGGCCGGGCGTGTTTCATGACCGGACGCGGGCGCTCAGGGCTCTCGCATCCTTTGCTTTCTAGGATTTGCCGCTTTAGGTCGCGCACATGCTCGGCCTGCAAACGCGCGACGGGCTCTAGCGGGTCTGTTGTCAGGGCTCTGAGCACGTCCTTAACTGTCGGCTTCATGTCTCGTCCCTCACGTATCTGCCTTGGCTCCAGTCGTATTTAGTGCCGGGCTTTTTTGAGAGTGCGGATTTACGGCGCATTGACCGCGAGATCAGATGCTTCGTCGCTGTGCGCCGCTGCTTACCTGCTTGGGCGTGGTCTCGCGCATCCTTAGACGCCTTGCAGCACATGCCTGTGATGCCAAGATTGTCCCAATCGTTCGAACCGCCGTTTTCGAGCGCGATAACGTGCTCGACAATGTAGTTATCTGCCGGACCGAGCTTGCGCCCACACTCACGGCAGCAGCCGTGCCGCTCAAGAAACAGCTTGGCGACCTTCTGTGGGCTTAGCTTGATGCGAGGATCGTGGTGCCATGCGCTTCTCATAGGCCCATCCTTTCCAATGCCATGACCTTCACCCCAGGAGCTTCACAAGCGAGACTGTACAAAGCCTCGAAAAGCTTCGGATCGCGCGCCTTTAACTCAGCCAGCATTGCCAGAATGTGCCTTTGATCTTGCACGCGCTGTATCGTGTAGCGAGCGTCCTCGAGGCCTTCGCGCGTGCCGTCACGGGCTTGCGAGATGGCCTCATTCAACGATGCAATCTGAAAGCTGAGGGTGTGGCGCGGGCGATCCATTGACTACGGCTCCAACCTCAAAGCCACTTCACCATCTTGGAAGCTGACGCCAACTAAGCCCTCTTTCCCGAGCTGTAGGATGGTGTCGAGAATGGCTTGCTGGCTTCGTACTTTCCGCGCCCACGTCACTATGCCGTCAAAGGCATCTGGGAGGCCGTCTGGCGTTTCCGATCGGATGCTTTTTGTTAAAGCCATGGCTTCGTCTTTGTTAAAGAGATCGTTCATCATGATCTCCGCAAGGATCGCATCGATAAATTCTTGTTTTTCGGCGTCCTCAGACATCAGCAGTCCCCCAGGAACTTAAGCTTAGGCAATGTTGGCTTGGGTGTTGGCCCATGCGCCAAATACTTTGCGTCATCCACGCGCAGCGGCCGTGTATCGTTTCTGATACGAGTGCCCTTGTAGATTTCACCTTCAGGGTATCCACGACGGGTCTTGAGGTAGGCCTTCACATCAGACACTTCGAGGCCCATGGATTTCGCAATCCGTTCCTCGTCTCGGGTCTGATTCCACAGTCGTGTGATGGTGGATTTGACGCCGTTGTTCATTCGCGTGCCCCCTTGTCTTGGCGGGACTCCCCAATCCAAGCCCCAAAGATGACGCCGAATAGAAAGGCAAACAGCACAAAGATCAGGAAGACGATGGCTGAGGCATCGATCATGCTGCGGCCTCCAATTGATACAGCCCTCGAAGCTGTGCGACCTTTGCGTCGATCTCGGCTAGGAACTTACGCACCTCGCCTTCCATTTCTTCGATCAGCTTGTCGTCGCGGTGCACGCGGCGGATGTGGATTTGCATTTCTCCAGGCAGCCTATCGTCAAAGCTACAGAAGTCGCACCACGCGCGGCCCGTGCATGCCAACTGCCACTGCATCTGCTTGATGTATCCGCCGTCGATGGAGGCGCCCAAAAGCGTGTCTATGTGCGTTTTTGAGGTTGGGCATTTGATCTCGACCAAGCCGGAATCGCCCACAAGTCCGTCAGGTGACGCGCACGCGCCGTCAATCGTCGGGTGCATCACAAGGCCGACTTGCTGGACGATAACGTCTTGCATGAAACCATAAAGCTCACGCGCTTTTGGCTCTTGCTCAGTGCCGCGCTGCATGGCTGCGTTGGTGTAGGCCTCTTGTTTCTGGCCGGTCAGGCGCTCGACAACCAACTGTGCGGCGTAGTTGGCCCGATCCGCGCCGTACCCAGTTTTCGTGCGCGCCATTACGTCAGCGACGCGAGAGGCCGTGACTTTTCCAAGCCGCGCTTGGAACCAGCCATCCGATCCTTGATCCACGTCTATGATGATCATTTTCCACCTGCCTTGCGCTTTTTCGCGATCAGAAGACCCTTGGCCTTCTCAAATTCACGGCGCGGCATGTCCGAGAGGCTTTCCAGACCGCCAAGCGCCAAAAACTTCTCAAGGTCTGTTCCGGTATCGCGGATCATGTCGGCGAGCTCTTTGTATTGAGCCTCGCTGATGGTCTCGCCAGCGCTGGCGGCATTGCCGTCGTCGTCTTCGTCACGGGTGGCGATGCCAAGCAAAGCGTTCATGCAGTAGCGCTTGCCGTAAGTCGTGGCGCTGCCAATCGACTGTATGGCGTTCTTGCTGCCGCTGGCGTCGTAGGGGAAAGCGTATTCAGTGCTCTCCGCGTGGCCGTCTCGATGGGACAGAATGCACGTCACGCTCACCTTGCCGCCAGCTTCATTGATGCGGAAAGAAAGCCCGAAGCCGTGCGCGGCCAAGATCGGCATGACTGCGGTAACAATGTCCTCAAAG